ATTCTTCACTTTCACTTCCTGATTCTTCAGTTTCAGTTATAGATTCTTCAGTTTTAATTTCTTCAGTTTCAGTTATAGATTCTTCAGTTTTAATTTCTTCAGTTTCAGTTATAGATTCTTCAGTTTCTTCATTGTCATTATCGCCATCATCTTCATTTGTATTATTTATATTAGTATTATTGATATAAAGAATATAAATATTTTCGTTTTTTTGTAAATCGCAATATTTTTCAACTATCATATGATTAGTTGATGATTTATAAGCACCAACAATATCTAATAATTCAAACATTAATTGAATAAATTTATATATTAATCTCTCATTTTTTTTTGGAAATAAAATCTTTATATTTAACTAAAATATTTTTATCATATTTAACTTTCTTTTTCTTTATTTTTTTATTATCATTACTTTTTACAGCAATAAGAGAAGATAAACGAGATAATTTAGATGAACTTTTTAATTTAATAACATCTTCATATTTAGAAAAATCTGCACTATTAATTTTATATGGAGAAATAGGACACGGTGGTTTCCATTCATCGTCTTCTGTAATTTCTTTAATATATTCGCAATTAGATATAACTGGAATTATTATATCTTTATTAATAATTTTACCTAAATATATATCTGTATATGTTGAAAATATATCTGCTAATTTATGATCGAAATATATTGGAAATTTATTTTCAAAATTTATTTTCATTCTTTCCTTGGGTGTTAAATAATGAAAAAAATCATATATTATAATATTATTTTTAGATAATATTACATTAATATTTTTTGGTATATTCATTGTTATTCTTGCGATTGCTTCATTTGTGATAAAAGCAATTAATATATAAACATTAAATTTTTTATGTAGAATTTTAAAAGATTTTAATAATAACATTTTAATTTGGTCACCAGTATAAGAACAGTCATCTAAAATTAATATTAGATGATTTTTATCAATATAATTTAAACATTCTTTATCAACTATGAAATTCAATTTGATATTAACTTTTTTATTTTTTAAATAATGATAAAAATGCTGTGCAACCCAAAAATTAGATTTATATGTAATTTCTACATTTTCAATATTTAATAATAATAATGATATTGTAGTAATTCCATTAATCTTGCAATAATTAATTAATTCTTTGAAATTATTATATAATACAAATTTAAAAGTTCTATATGATATATGTCTTGTAATTTCAAATAATTTCTTTAAATATAGTCTATCGCTTTTATCACTTTTACTCAAATATTTTTTGATATAATCACTATTTAAAGGATATGATTTTTTAGGTATAATTGGTTTATTAATGATATTATCATAAATATAATTATATTGGTCCTCCATTCTACTTAATTATTATTTTTTAATAATCATTTTCCCAATTTTTCCATTAGCATTAACACATCTATTAGTCTCAGGATTTAATATCTTACCATCGGGACATTTTTTAATATCCTTCTTGGTTTTATTTATCTTTGTTTCTGTATCATATTTATTTTTCTTATCTTTTCTTGTTTTTGTATCATATTTATCTTTCTTATGTTCCTTTTCTTTTCTTTCTTTTCTTTCTTTTCGTTCCTTTTCTTTTCTTTCTTTTCGTTCCTTTTCTTTTCTTTCTTTTCGTTCCTTTTCTTTTCTTTCTTTTCGTTCCTTTTCTTTTCTTTCTTTTCGTTCCTTTTCTTTTCTTTCTTTTCGTTCTTTATCGTCTTTAGGTTTCTTTACCTTTGTTTCTTTATCGTCCTTAGGTTTCTTTATCTTTGTTTCTTTATCGTCCTTAGGTTTCTTTATCTTTGTTTCTTTATCGTCCTTAGGTTTCTTTATCTTTGTTTCTTTATCGTCCTTAGGTTTCTTTACCTTTGTTTCTTTATCGTCTTTAGGTTTCTTTACCTTTGTTTCTTTATCTTCTTTAGGTTTCTTTACCTTTGTTTCTTTATCTTCCTTAGGTTTCTTTACCTTTGTTTCTTTATCTTCTTTAGGTTTCTTTACCTTTGTTTCTTTATCTTCCTTAGGTTTCTTTACTTTTGTTTTTTTATCATCTTTATCTTTTCTTTTAGATGATGATTTATCAAATAAACTTGATTCGTTTGAATCATATTCATCACCTGATGAATATTCTCCAGATGATACATATTCATCTTCACCAGAATCAGAAATATCACTTAAATAAATTGGTGGAGGACAAACTGGATTTAATATTTTTAAATCATTTGTATCACAATTATTAATTAAACTATAAAATTTATTTTTTTGGGTGAATTTATTATAATCTTCATCAATAATAGCACCATAATATATTAAAATCGGTATAGTAAAATTGCTATAAATATTATAATCAGCATAAATAGGGTATTTTACACCTATATTAGTTATAGTATAACTATAATATGTATCAATTTCTTCTTTTGTTAAATATTTATTTAATTGATATACTTTTTTAATATTATCGCATAATAATAATTTAGGATTTTTAACATTTAAATATGTCTTTAATTTATTATAAATGCGATTACTAATATAAGATGTTAAGATATATATGGTATATGATGGCAATTTATTTTTCTTTATATTAAAAAAGGATTTAATATCATATTCATTTACTATAAAATCATCAGCATATACGACAAAATCATTTTGATTAATATAAATTAATTTATTAATGATTATGATATTTATACCTTCTAAATTATGATATAAATGTTGAGAGACCCATCTATTAGTAGTTTTACTATTTTCAATATATAATTTTATAGTTTTAATATTATGTTTAATCAAATATTTTTTTAAATCATCTATTTTTAATAATAAATCTTTAATATAAGTTGGATATGAAATATGAATAGTATTATCTAATACTTTTTTAATAATAGGTCTAACTTCGGGTAATATCATTTTATAATAATTTTTAATTTTTTCAGTATCTAAATTATAACTTTTTTCAGGTTTTTTAGGTGGTGTTTTTAAAAGTTCGTAAAGTTGTAATATTTTTTTATCCTTATAATTTGCAAAATAATTAACCTTTTTATCTTCAATTAAAGAAATGTAATCTTTATAATGAACTAAATTAAAATTATTGTCATTAGTGCTATTTGTTATTTTTTTCAAAGTTCTATTTAAACTTCTATTAGATAATGATGAAAATGTGGAAGATAGAGAAGAACTTTTAATTTTGATATTATCTTTATTTATATCAAAATCTGCACTATTTATTTTATAAGGCGAAATAGGACATTTTGGAGACATTTCATTAATTTGCTTCTTATCTATAATATGTTCGCAATTAGTAATAACAGGAATAATTTTATTAGAATTAATTACAAGACCTGAATAAATATTAGTATATGTAGATACAATATCTGCTAATTTATGATCGAAATATATAGGATATTTATTTGCCATATTCATTTTAATAAGAGTTAATTGTTGTTCTTCTGGTGTTAAATAATGGAAAAAATCTTTAATAATGACATTATTTTTAGATATAATAATATTATTATTTGTTCTAGTTTTTTTGAGTAATTGAATAGCATCATTAGTAATAAAAGTAATAATGATATAAATATTAAATTTTTTTTTAGTGTTAAATTTATATTCAAGTGCTCCGGACAGTTGATAACCAGTATAGGAACAGTCATCTAAAATTAATATTAATTCATTTTCATCTAAATATTGAATATCTTTATAATTATAAATAATATTAAGTTTAATATCTATCTTTTTTTTTTTTAGAAATTGATAAAAATGTTGGGCGACCCAAAAATTAGATTTATATGTTATATTATATCCATCAATTTTATCTAAATATAATGATATAACTTTAATATTTCTTTTTTTACAATAATGTATTAATTCTCTAAAATTATTATATAAAACAAATTTAAATGTTTTATAAGATATGTGAGTTGTATTTGAAAATAATTTTTTTAATATAGGTACAAATTCAGGGTTAGAACTTTCCAAATATAATTTAATATTTTCTTTATTTAATGGATATGTTTTTTTAGGTATTACAGGTTTTAATTGAATACTATCATAAATAAATTTGTATTCTTCTTCCATTAATCTTCTATAATACTAAATTAAAAAATATTATAAATGACAAAAAATTAATTTTGCCATTAATTTTTAAGATATTATCTAATTATCACCCTTCCCCGATTTCTTAGGACCATTCTTATAATCCTTCTTTGCCTCAAAAGGCTTTGAAGGTTTCTTTCCCTTCGGTTCAGGTTCAGGTTTAGGTTCAGGTTCAGGTTCAGGTTCGGGTTCAGAATCAGGTTCTTCCGCAGCTTCTTCAAATGTTTCAGTAGTTTCAGTGCTTGATGATCTGTTTTTCCAAAGAGACGCAATATAAGTCATCTTTTCAGACGACGACATTTTGTCCTCCTTATCTTTGCCTTCTTCACTAACTTTGAGAATCGCCGATTGTTCCTTATAGAACACGTTCCATGCAGATAATTTCCTCTTAGGTTTATCTTCATTTCCCTTAGCAGCTTTTTTCTTGTCTGTGAAAACTCCTTTCACAGCACTATCAAGTTCTTTCTTAGAAGGTTCAACAGTCAATTTAGACATAAATTCTGCTAATCTTTGTTTCAACTTATCTTCAGACATTTCAATATCTTAATAATTATCAGTATTTCATAAAATCATTTTTTTATATTATTACTTTATATATAATACAAATTTATTATATAAATAATAAATAGTATTTATGGACCCTCATAGAGAAAAAAGGATAAGAAATGCATTGAGATCAATCAAAAGAAAAGAAGCTAAAACATTACCTATTCATATGATTAAAAGAGATACGCACGATTTATTAAAAAAAAATATAGATAATAATAATTTAATAAATGAAATATTAAAAAAACTTGATTTTGATTCAATATATGAAGAATTGATGATACAAATTAATTCATTAATACCTTCATCAATGCGATATAATTATTGTATAGGTGGGTCAAAAGCATGGTATAACATCTTCAAAGATTATTATGATAGAAATTTATTATCTGAATATGAAAAATCAGCAATTCATAATTTTAATACTTGCGACCATTATTATTTTATTAATAATAATGATGAAATATTTATGAGTGAATTTGAAAAAAATGTATTAACTTTATTAGGTAATTTAAGTTATAATATTAATGATGTCTTGAATAAAATTGTAAAAAATCATTTTAAAGATGAAAATAAGCAAGCACAATTAGTTGCATCAGTAAGTAATAGAACAAGTGATAAATTATTATTTATTGATGATAATACAAAAATAATTGAATTTAGTTTAATAATATCTGATATTGTTCCTAAATTAAAATCACAACAACAACCACAACAACAACCACAACAACAATCACAGCAACAACCACAACTATTATATCAATCATCACAAATACCGCAAATGCCAAAACAATCAAAACCAAGAGCATCAAGAAAAACAACAGCACAAATTGCGGCAGAAATTGAAAGTGAAAAAAAACAACAGGAACAGGTTAAAATGGCAGCGGCATCAAGTAGAGCATCAAGAGCGGCAGCAAGAGCAGAATCAAGAGGATTAGGACCAGTTAAAAAGGGAGGTTCAAATGGTGATATAATAAGAAAGAAAATATTATCATTTGAAATTAATTATCGTGATGTAGAAGATACATTTATAAGAAAGATAGATAGTTTAATAATGGAAAACCATTTTTTAAATGTATATGGATTATTTATAATTCTTAAAATTGCCAAAATTAGATTTTATATTCCAAGAGAAAAATATAATATTTTCAAAATCAGGGAACATATATATAATAAATTGGTTT